TGAAGACTGATCAAGAAGTACAAGCAGCTCAACAAGCAGCACAGCAAGCGCAACAACAAGCTAACAACGCAGCAATGATGCAACAAGCTGTAGCCCCTGCTGTAAATCAAGTAGGTGGAATAATGAAACAAAGGATGGCACATGCCGACAATCAAGAAGCAGCAGCCCAAGCCCCTACAGCCCAAGCAGCCTAAAAAACAACCCCCTGATATTGATCTTGTTACCTCAGATCCTTCTGTGGCAGAGATCAATCAGATGTTGATACGTTTCGAGAATGAGCAAGCCAAAACCAATTCATATAAACACGACCCCAAAGCTAAGACTACAGAAGTCAAAGCTTCTGGGGTTGTCATATATAACTACTAGGAACTCATGGTTGATACCGTAATTGTTACACCACAAGAAACTACAGGAGAAGCCCCAGCTGACCACAATCAAAAAATGATTGATAAGGCTAATGGCATTACTCCTAAAGAAGCCCCCCTTACTGATGATTTAAGTGGTGACCGCCCAGCGTGGTTACCAGATAAATTTAAAACAGCAGAAGACATGGCTAAGTCGTATGCAGAATTAGAATCACAACAAAGCAGGAAGACTACTGAGCAACCAGCAGTTGAACCAGCAGAAAACACTGAGCCTCCTAAAGAGAACTCATTGGAGATTGATGCAGAATTAAAGTCTAAAGGTTTAGAGCTTTCAGAGTTCTCTACTGAGTACGACAAGACTGGCAAGATCTCCCCTGAGAGCTACGAGAAGCTGGCTGCAGCTGGTTACGATAAAGGTTTGGTAGACAACTATGTCGCTGGTCAAGAAGCCCGTGCAGCCCTCCATGTAGCTACCCTTAAGGATGCTGCTGGTGGATCTGAAGCTTATTCCACGATGACTACTTGGGCTGTTGGTGCTATGAATCCTGCTGAGATTGCAGCCTTCAACGCAGCAGTAGCCTCTAGTAATGTAGAAGCATCCAAGTTAGCTATTGCTGGTCTCAAGTCTCGTTATGAGTCAGCCAATGGTAGATCACCAAGTTTACTTAGTGGTAAAGCTGGTGCTGCTCCTACTGCTGATGCTTATTATTCTCGTAGTGAGATGACCGCAGCAATGCGTGACCCTCGTTATGCGAAAGATTCTGCTTATCGTCAACAAGTAATTAATAAAGTAGGGCGATCAACGCTCCGCTAAGGTTCTCCCCCACCCAGACTACATACGTCTAAAGCGGGGACTAACCACACTTCTATCTTTAGAGGTGGTTCCAAAATCTATTAACTGATTTCACTAACCTAGCCCACTGAGGTGGACAACTACGTGATCAGAAATTCTAGTGAACTAGATGGATCAATCTTCCATTTATTCTTTAGAAAGACCATATACCATGGCAAATTCAAATCCTTCATTTTTAGGTCAAAATAACCTAACAGGTGATGTACAAGCACTCTTCCTCAAAGTATTCGCTGGTGAAGTATTAACAGCCTTTGAAGAAGCTTGTGTAACAGAAGGCAAACATCTGGAACGTGCTATCTCCAGTGGTAAGTCTGCACAGTTCCCAGTAATTGGTAAGACTGTTGCTGCCTACCATACCCCAGGAACAGAGATCCTTGGATCAAACATTCCTGCATCAGAAATGGTTATCACTATTGATGACTTGTTAGTTAGCTCTGCATTCATTGCTCGTATTGACGAAGCTATGAATCACTACGATGTTCGCTCTATCTACTCTACAGAGATTGGTCGTGCTTTAGCCTATGTTAAAGACCGTCAGATCCTTGATTTGTTGATTGGTGCATCCCGTGCTTCAGCTCCTGTCTCTACAGACTTTGGTGGTGGTAAGGTTACTTCCGCTGCTGCTTTGACAGATACAACTGGTCAAACTTTGATTGCTGCTTTGTTTGCTGCAGCTCAGACTTTGGATAGCAAGAACGTACCAGCAGAAGACCGTTGGGCTTACTTGAACCCAGCTGCTTACTACTTGCTGGCTCAGAATACAAGCATCATGAATACTCTGTGGAACGGTGTAGGTAACTACTCTGATGCCAAAGTATTGAAAGTTGCTGGTATCAACATTACTAAGACAAACCATGCTTCCTTTGGTGCTACTGTTGCATCAGGTACTGAACCTACTGCTGGTTCACAGGATGATGGTGTAAGCCTTGGTAAGTATGCAGTTGTTGCTACTAACACTGTTGCTGTAGTAGCTCACAAGGTTGCTGTAGGTACAGTTAAGTTGCTTGATCTGTCAATGGAAGCTGACTACGATATCCGTAGACAAGGTACATTGATGGTTGCTAAGTATGCTATGGGTCACGGTATCCTCCGTCCTGCAGCTGCTGTTGAAATTGCAACTGCCTAAGCTGTAAAGAATTAAACCCTAAGCCCTGCTCATTAATTTGGGTAGGGCTTTTTTTTATTTTAGGAAAACTAATGTTAACAACAACAAGCGAACTCGCTGCAGTCAATATCATGTTGGCTACCATTGGCGAATCACCAATCAATGCTTTAAGCTCTATATCAGGTGTTCCCGATGCAGTGACTGCTCAATCCATTTTGGAAGAGATAGCTGTTGTGGTACAGACCGAAGGATGGGCTGTCAATGAAGACAATAATTGGTTATTCCTCCCAGATGTAACAGGGACAATCACACTTCCAGATAACCTTCTCCAAGCTACCACAGTAGACCAAGTGTCCTTTGACACAGCTATGCGTGGTGGTCGCTTATATGACAAGTTAAACCACACATTCACTTGGACAGGCGATGTGGCTACCAATGGAATTCTATTAAACACTGTGACTCTTATGGAGTTCGCAGACCTTCCACAAGCACTTCGCTACTACATTACCGTAAGAGCAGCTCGTGTATTCCAAAGTAGGGTGGTTGGTTCTGACACCCTTAAATCTTTTACCTCCGCTGACGAAGCTTTAGCACGTGTTAATGCTAAGAAATTTGATGCCGATACTGGTGAGTTCAACTTCCTCACAGGTTCTATTGGAGTCCTCCAAACCTTACAGAGATAACTATGTCACTAATTTCGTCATACCTACCAGCTTTTGTTAATGGTGTATCACAGCAGCCATACACCCTCCGATTAAATACGCAGGGCGAACTTCAAGAGAATGGTATCTCAACAGTTGCTCAAGGTTTGCGTAAGAGACCACCAACTACGCACTTAGCTAAGATTGGTAATTCACCTATTAGCGATGCTTTTATTCACACCATTAATAGGGATGCTACTGATCGTTATGTGGTGATGGTATTAAGTGGATCACTATATGTATTCACAATAGCTGGAGTACCTTGTGTTGTTAATTATGCTTCTGGTTCAGCAAGCTACTTAAATGCACCTGTGTCATCCAGTAGCTTTTCAGCCATCTCAGTAGCGGACTATACGTTCATTGTTAATAAGACAGTAACGATTACTAATAGCACAGCACTTACAGCTACTACCCCAAACCCCTATGAAGCCCTTATAAATATTAAGACAGGGAACTATGCCAAGACTTACTCCATCACCCTTAATGGTTCAGTAGTAGCTTCTTTTACGACTCCTGATGGTAGTGCAGCAAGTCAAGGTTCCCAGATTGCAACTGACTATATCGCAGCCCAATTAGCAGCAGGACTTACATCTAACGGAATCAATTACCAAGTAGTCAATGGTGCTATTTATATCTACAGTGCTTCTGATTTCACCCTTTCTTGTGATGATGGGTTTGGCAATAACTCCATGGTAGCTATCAAGGGTAAGACTCAGAACTTCTCTGACCTTCCAGACTCTTGCCCCCAGAATGGGGTAATCGTAGAGATTGTTGGTTCAAACACCACTTCTTTCTCGAATTACTACGTTAAGTTCGTTCAAACTGTGGGTGGTTCTAATGGTGTATGGCAAGAATGTGCTGCCTCTGGAATAGTGGCTGGAGTAGATCCCGCAACAATGCCACACAAGTTAACCAGAGAGGCTGATGGAACATTCTTATTTGCCCCTGTTACATGGACAACCCGTCAAGTAGGGGATCTTATATCCAATAGTGATCCATCTTGTGTCACCAGAACAATCTCAGATGTCTTCTTTCATCAGAATAGACTGGGATTTCTTGCTGATGAGAATGTGATCATGTCTGGTTCAGCTGATTACTTCAACCTATATAGAACAACAATCACAGCTTTAATAGCTTCAGATGTTATTGATGTAACAGCTATGAATACCTCAGTATCACTATTGAGACATGCAGTTCCCTTCAATAAGACTCTTTTGTTATTCTCAGATCAAACACAGTTCTTAGTGCCAGCAGGTATCTCACTCTCTCCAACAACCATGGCAGTACAGGTATCTACACAGTTCCCTTGTGATGCCCTAGTAAAACCATTCGTAGCGGGTAGAGTCTGTTACTTCACAACCACTAAAGGTCAATGGGAGGCTATTCGAGAATATTCAGTTAATAACTATCTGGGTAATGAGGATGCTGTAGAGATTACAGCTCACGTACCAACTTACATCCCTGCAGGTATCTACAAGATTGCTGGTTGTAATAATGAGGATACTTTTGTAGCCCTCACTACTGGTGATGCTGGAGCAATGTATGTCTACAAATACTTCTATACCTCTTCAAATGAGAAGTCCCAGAGTTCTTGGAGCAGGTGGTCGTTCGGAGCTAACGACACTGTATTGAGTGCTGAATTTATTCAGTCAATTCTGTATATGGTTATTAGCCGACCTGATGGTGTTTACTTTGAGTCAATTGATTTTGCGAATGGATACATCGGTTCTGGTGAGCCTTACACAGTCTTCCTTGATCGTAAGCAGATGATTACCCCTACTACCTTTAGTAGTGGTACTACTTCTATTCCCCTATCCTCTATTCCTTATCCAGTTACAGATGGTACTTACACCCTACTTAGTCAAGGTGGTGGAGTAGTTCCAGCAGGGTCGTATACCACTGGTTCAATCGTTGGATCTAACTTGGTATTTAGTGGTAACTTCACTGGTGCTCAATGTACTTTTGGGAGGAACTATACCTTTAAGTATGGAGTTAGCACCTTAGCCTACAAGTTAACTACCGCTGGCTCACAGCGATCAGATACAGAAGGTAGATTACAGATCCGTAAGTTCTCTCTGAACTATTCAAATACTGGATACATCAGAGCTGAAGTAACTCCAATAGGTAGGGAGACTATTCCTTGGGTATTCACAGGTAGCACTCTAGGTACAACCTCAGCAACTCTGGGGGCTTATGCCTTGGCAGCTGGAAAGATGATTATTCCTGTCATAGCTCGAAATACAGATGTCACCATAAATATTATTAATGACAGTCCACTCCCCAGCGCAATGGTTAGTGCTGACTGGGAAGGCTACTATGTTAAGAGAAGTACACCAGTCTAAGATAACAACTAGACGAGCAACCTATGAAGACTGCCTCACCTTAGCTCCTAACCTTCGTAAAGAAGATAAGGATGAGGTGTGGGCAGGTAATGGGTTCCTACCAGAAGAAGCACTAATCTTTAGTTTTAATAGTTGTCCTGATACCTATGTAGGGGTTCTCAATGAAGAAGTCCTATGTATGTTTGGTTGTTCCCCTAAAAGTACTGAAGGCTTCGGTACTCCTTGGTTACTTGGGTCGGATGAGATCAAGGTCTTTTCACAAGAGTTTCTTAGCGTTAGTAAAGACATCTTTAATAAGACTCGCACTCCCTATAAATTCTTAAGTAATACCGTGTGGTCTAAGAACCCGATACATATCAAGTGGCTTAAGTGGATGGGTTTCACTATAGATCCCCCTGAAATAATCTCCCCCAATAACGAAGTCTTCTTCTATTTTTATATGCATACAAAGGAATTAAATAATGTGTGATCCCACTGGAGTCTCAGAGACAGCTGTGGTTACGGCTTGGACTACTGAGGTTGCTGCCACAGCAGCTGCCTCTGCTGCTGCCTCTGCTGCTGCTACAACAGCAACTGCAGCCACAGTAGCTTCCTATGGAATGATGGGAATGGCTGCTGCATCCTCTTTAGCGCAGGTATCAGCCCAACGGGATGCCCAAGCTAATCAAGCAGCCATGAACCAACGACAGTATGCAAATGCTATTGGAACAATGGATGCTAACTATAACAATGTGAACCTTGAGCAAACTCAAGCTAACACAGCAGCCCAGCAACAGATGTTTGCTAACAATAGACAAGCAGCTATCGCTACTGGTCAGTCAGTAAATACAGCTGGGTCTATGGGTGTCTCTGGTGGTTCAGTAAATGATCTACTAGGGTCTATTGCTCAACAACGAGATACCTACGATAACTCTGTTACTCAGAATAGCCTTGCTCAACAACAAGTATTTAATGATCAACGACAGAATGTTAGTAGTTCTGCTTCTTCCACTATTAATGGTCTCACTACTCCAGTCATGCCTAGCTATGCATTAGCTGGTATGCAGATAGCTGATGCTGGTTATAAATATACACATCCCAACTTAGGAGGTTAATGTGGCACTAGATAGCTCAAACAATGGCTACAACCCAACACCCCAGTTACAACAAGTATTAGCCTCTCCTGATATTCAAGGTATACGTCAACGGGATGATGTAAATAATAGTAAAAGCTACCAGCTGGCTAAACAGTTAGGTGCTCTACAGCCTGAGATTCAAAGTATTCAAGGTGAGATAGCCCAGTCAGATAAGCAGAGAGCTGAAGCTGATGTGAACTCTATGTCTACAGAGGCTTATGCTCAACACCTTAAGAACAACCCAAGTCAACTAACTCAGTCCCCTGTGTATAACGCAATGGCGAGTAGAGTTAATGCTCAGAACATTGCATTTACCACTCAGCAGGGAGTTATCCAAAAGATTAACTCTGGTGAGCAAACCTTCTCGGATGATCCTTTAGATTCAAAATATGATCCAGCTGGTAAGCAAAATTCTAATTGGGTTAGTGGTCAACAGAAGTTAGAAGCTTATCTACAGGGTGCTCGTAACCACGACCTTGCTGGACAAGACCAATATGCGGTTGCTGGCTATGATGCTACTTGGCAGCAGTTTAATCACAAAGCTCTGGTAGCTAATAGTGAAGTTTTAACAGCACATTCCTTAGCTTGGACTGCTCAAGCATCCGAAAATAGACTTACTAATTTAATGTCTAATGCAACTGCTGATCAGATTCCTGCTTTGATAGCTCAGTTTCGAGATGAGACACAGCAACCAACTGGAACCATCTTCAACAAGAAAGCTGCTGCAGCTGCCTATGAGACCCAAGCGTTACAGTGGGCTGATGCAGGTCAAGTGGATAAGGTTAAGGCTCTCCTTAATACTTCTCTTGATGATGGAGTTTCAATCAAGCTATCCATGGGTAGTAACCCAATTACTGGTGAGAAGAGCGGTGAGAAAATTCTTCGTCATGCTGAAATGGTATTTGAACAAAATGCTAATAAATCTGAAGTTGCTTTCCATAAACAAAACTTTCAGAATGCAAAAATTAATTTAAGTAGTGGTATTACCGAAGCTCTTAAATCTGATCAAGCTGGGTTTATTCCCGCAAAAGTAACTATGCCAACTGAGTCTGGTGGAAGCAAAGAAACTTCTACTGATGCAGAGATTTACACAGCATTTGACAAGTTTACCCAAGGGTGGAAACCTGAGGATAGAGCTGTCAAAGCTATGAACAATAATGTCGATGACTTGAATGCTCAGAACATTATTAGGGCTGCTGGTAATACTATGGGTAACGTAACTACCCGTGGTGTTGATGAGGCTGGCAAAGAGAAACCCGCTGGTGCAGCTAATCAAACCTATCTTGCTGGATATAAGCAATGGGAGATCTACAAGAATCTTCCTAATGGTGCAGCTACTGCAGCTAGACTCGCTACTCCAGAAGTTAACAAGAGCTTTGAAGCTGTCCACGCTTTACAAAATACCTTACAAATGTCTGCTGAAGATGCAGCCCTTACAGTTACCAATGCCAATGCTAATCCAAAAGCTATGGGTGACTACCGTAAACAAGCTAACTCCTTAATATCGGCACTTGAACCTAGTTGGTGGTCTAAGACTTTTGGTGACTCTATGCCCCTTAAAGGTAACGTAGATCAAGTAACTGGTGATCTAGCTACAACCATGGCTTATCAAATAGCTGCTGGTGGTGACCCTAAAGCTATCTTAAAAAGCATGGAAACTTTCATTCCTAGCAACTACTCTAATGTAGCTGGAAGTTTGATTCCTAATAAGAACATTCCGAACTCTGGTTTAGAAAGTCAAGTGGTTGGTGGGTCAGTTGCTCTATTTACACGTTTACGTGATGAAGTGGCTGTTAAAGTTGCAGCTGCTCAAGGTATCAACCCCGATGAAATTACTGTCTCTCCTAGTTACGATGGTGGTTCATTCACCTTCATGGCTGGTGGGCAATATCTCAAGTTGAACGGTAGACCTTTTGTAATGACTTCCACTCAAGTGATTGATTGGGAGAAGAAAGACTTCCCAGCTTTACAGGGTGATAAGGCTTATGCCTCAGACCGTAATGCACTTAAAGATGAACTCACTGGTAACACCATGGTTGACAACATGTTCTCCCCAGAGGGTAGAGCATTCAAAAATAAAGTTTCTGTAGAGGATCAATACTTGTATTCAAACTCTGGATACCGTGGTCTTGTCAATGCTGGACTTGCTAAGAAACCATTAGCTGAACAACGTACATGGGCTGCTAAGCAATTAAGTCAAGGTACTTCATGGACAGATAACGCTGCTCCAGTACCAACAGCCACTACTCCTAGTGGAGGCAAATAACAAAGGAATACATAATGGCAGCATCAGATACAGCAGCTTCCGTATCCCCACTATTAGCAAGTTTAACTACAGCTATTAGTGGGCGGGAATCTGGGGGCAATCCCAATGCGGTAAGCCCTCAGGGTGCTCAAGGTTCCATGCAAATAATGGAGCCAACCTTCAATCAATATAAGAAAGAAGGGGAAGTCTTTTCTAATGAATCTCATAGAACAGCAGCAGCTGGTCGTAAGCTCGCTGATGACTTTAATTTCTATGGTGGTGACGTAGCTAAGACTGCAGCTGCTTATATTGGTGGTCGTGGGGCTGTCCTAAAGGATGGTTCTTTACGCACTGATGTTGCTGATTCCCTTGGTACTACACCCGCTGCATATTCTAAGCAAGTCTTAGCTCGTATGGGCATAACTAATCAAGATGTAAATACTAACTACAACAATCCCCTAGGCGCATCTCCTTCAGACATTACGATGAAGCGGTTGCAAAGGGAGAATGCTCCTGTAGATATTGGTGGAAACATCGGAATTGGTTTAAAGACGTGGTGGAACAATGATGTACCCACAGATCCAATTGTTGCTGGTATGCACAATATGGATAGTGCTCTTCAAAACTTAAAAGATCACAAGGTTGTAGATCCTAACTTTGTTCAAAACAAAGATGTATTAGCACAAGCTCTAGATGGTGTAAATGAGAAATACATTCCTTTTATTACTGATGGTGCTACTTCGTTGGATCAGATGATGCAACGCAGGGCTACTGCTCTTGCTTTCGATAAACAAGAACAAGAGTATGCCCAAGCTGGGTTTGGGTCTGGTATCGCTCGTATGGGTGCTGGAATGCTCAACCCAACTAACTTTGCAATTATGGGTGCAGCCATGCTTGCCCCTGAGTTTGGTATCCCTGCAGCTGCTAGTCGATTCGGCAAGATTCTTGGGTCAGCAGCTGAAGGAGCAATCATCAATGCTGGTTTGGAAGCTGCAACATACAAGAATAGACCTGACGGGGATATTGCTGATGTGGGCTGGGCTGCACTAATGGGCTTAGGTTTGGGTGCAGCAGGTGGTGCTCTTGGTCGCTCGGTAGCTGCCAGAGATATTCATGCATCAGGTAGTCTATTTGCTGAAGACCTTCGTGGTATCCAGCATTGGAGTATGGAAGAGATTCATAATCTTTCTGCTGAAGACTATGCCAAGATGAAACTAGTAGGAGAGCAGGATGTCCACATCAATCGCACTCCTGCAGAACAAGATCTACGGGTAGCTGAATTAAAGCAGGAATATGCAGACTTGTATCACAAGCGATACAGCGAGACTGTTCATGGGACTGGTGACTTTGTAGCTGGTGAAGCCCCTAAAGAAACTGTAAAGAAGACTTGGAGTAAAGAGTGGGATAATGCTTCCATCTTAGACCATAGTGGTAAACAGTATCTTCAGCTTCCTCCTAAGCAATCTTTCGGTTCGCTTGTGGATTACATCCGTCAACATAGCCCTAATAAAGCTTTAGTTGCTCAGATGGATAAGATGCTCGAAGGTATTGATACTTCTAAAATTCGCTTCTTTGAAACGGGTAATGGCAAGCAGCCACAGTGGTATGTCGATGGTCATAAGCTTGGCTCCAGTGCTGCCCACGTGGTTACTTATCAAAACTCCTTAGGAACTAAAGCTGGTTCATTTACAGACTTCGTACAACGAGGCACTGTAGGCAAGAAAAATGCTAATGGCAATACTGTTCAACGGGTGGCTGCCCATGGTGATTCTGCTGCAGCTCGCTCTGGTTTAGTTGATCAAACCTTTGTACATGAACTTACCCACGTAGCTGCTGTATACAAGCAGCGTCTCTATGCTCGTAATAAGAAGACTGGAAAACTAGAGTTACCTACAGGTATTGTTGGTGACCAGAGGACTACTGATGCCGTACAGGGATTGGATGCACTACATCAACACATCAAGAATACTGTTGGTGGTAGTCAGCACTATGGCATGAAGAATGCTTATGAGTTCTTAGCTGAGGGATTAACTAATCCTAAGTTCCAAGCTTTCCTTAGGAGTATCAACCTTCCTGCTGAGATGGCTAGTGGTAATGCATTCACTAAATTTGTCACTCATGTAATGGATCTAATGGGTCTAAGTAAAGAAGACAACACAGCCCTTCATAGGCTCCTAGAGCTAGCTGAACCCCTCACAGAAGGGGGTGGTGTCAGACGTGCTGGATCAGACGTTAGTGGTGCTCCTGCTGAGGGCTACAGAGCTATGCCAGATAGTAAAGCAACAGGTGAGGATGTATTAGCAGCGCAAGCAGCTGACCTTCCTCCAACTTGGGCTTTAGGTCTTGGCTTAGAGAATCGTTTGTATAAACTTAATCTTCCAGATGCTGTCCACCAGTTAGCTAATAAGCTCTTTGGTTCCTCTATTGGATATAAAGATCATGCAGTAGTTAAGACAACCGTATGGGATGACCACAAGTTACTCTCAAAAGGTTGGAATCTACAGCTCCGTAAGGGTGCTCTCTTACCATTCGTAGATTGGATGGCTGAGAATAAGATCAAGATGATGGATCAAGGTACAGCTCATGACCAATTCTTTGAAAAGGTCTGGGAGCATGTACACGGTTGGGATGGTGAATACGATCCCTTGGTTATTAAAGCTAGTCAAGCTATGCAGAAGAACTACTCTGAAGTAGTCAAGCATATCAATAACCCAGCTAAGTCGGTAGGTGGTACTAAGCTTGGTCTGACTGAGACTGAAACAACTCTATTAGATGGTACTAAGTCTGTTCAAGGAACACTGGCTGAAGATCCTAGTTATATGCCACGTGTACATGATGCTAACAAGTGGGATCACATGGTGAACAAACATGGGATTGATACTGTTAGATCTTTCTGGGCATCTGCTTATAAGTCTGGTAAAGATGGACTAGATGTATCCGATAAGGATGCAGCTATGTTTGGTAAGTGGTACACCAAGACTGTTAACACAGCTAAAAATCAAGCCTCTAGTCAGCATTTAACTGACATGATGCGTGGTCAAGATCACCCAGCATTAATTGAGTCACTTAAAGACATTCTCTCGTTAGACCGTGAAGAAGCGGTTCGCTTTGCGGATCAGATCACAGGTCAAACTAAAGATGCTAACGGTGTACTTAGTGGAAATCTCAAACATAGAAGTAATGTGAATGAGAAATTCATGGGTGCGATTGGTACTCCACTAGAAGGAATGACTATTAAAGACTTCGTGAAGACGAATGCTTTCAACATCACTGAAGGTTACAACGACAGAATGTCAGGCTTAATCTCTCTTGCCAAGAATATGGACATCTACAAGGTGTCTGATATTAACAAGGTGATTGGTGATGCATTAAAGGATAACTTTGGAGATAAACTCCCACAAGGTACTCTGACTAAATCAGGTCGTGAATCTCTCTTACTAGGTGCTGGTAAAGATCTACAGTTTGCCTTTGATCGTATCTTAGGTGTTCCACAAGTTGAAGGCTTTAGTCCTTGGCGCAAGGGTGCTGAGATGGTTCGTAACTTCAACGTATTACGCTTGATGTCTGGGGCTGTCTATAACCAGTTAGTTGAAACTTCAAACATGACTGGCACAGTAGGCTACAAGGCTATGCTTCGTAGTATGTCAGAGATGGGTGGACTTAGTAGAGACATGCACACTGGTAAAGCTCCTAATGAAATTATCAATCACATTGAGAACTACATTGGTGGTGCTGGCGGTGAGTATCTCCAACGCTTGGACTACGCTTCTCATACTGCTTGGCAAGATCATTATGGTGCTACTAAAGGTGCTGTGATGTTGGACAAGATAGACTCACTGATCTCAAAAGGTGCTAGTGGTGTTCTTAACAAGACTGGTATGACTGGTCTTATGGTGCAACAGAAGCGCAACTGGGCATTGTCATTTGTCAATGGACTGATTGATATATCTCATGGAATAGAGAATGGTGGAGCTGCATACCTTACAAAGGAACGTCTAGCGCACTTAGGTTACTCAGAGGAAGACTTTGGGAAACTCAAGACCGCTCTTAAGAAATACACTTCAGAAACTACTGAAGGTGTCGTACTTCCAGAGATTAAGAAGTTTGACATTGAAGGCTTTGCAGGGAATGAACCAGCACTACACCACCAGTTAATGGCTGCTGTAATGCGTGAGTCTGACCGTGTAATTCAAGAGAATGACTTAGCTGCCATGATTCCATTTATGGGTTCAACTTTAGGTCAACTAGGCTTCCAGTTTATGGGCTTCTCGATGCAAGCATGGAACAAGCAACTGATGTTTGGTATGCACCATGCAGATGCATCAACAGTAAACACGATGTTCCAAGGTATCTTCTTTGGTTCATTGGTTTACTCAGCTCGTATGTACCAGCAATCCATTGGTATGGAAGAAGAAGCAAGACAGAAGTTCTTAGAAGATCGTCTATCTCCTCAAAAAGTACTAGCTAATGGTTGGTCACGAACAGGGGCATCTTCAATGTTACCTAATATCATTAGCACAGTGATGCCAGCTCAGTATGGTGGCAACTTGTTTGCTGGTGGTAGAACTACTAGTGACCTTTCTGGTCTGATGTCTAACCCTACATTAGGTTTAGCTAACAGTGTCTTGACTCTTGCTAAAAAGTCTATTGTTAATCCACTAGATGACACTAAGCAGTTTACTAAGTCTGATATGAATGCTTTCTTTAAGCTTCTCCCCATGAATAATCTTATGGGTGTCAATAATGTAATGAATAGTATTTCTAATAACTATCCAGTCTCATCAAAAGAGACCCCGCAGTAAACATCTTTCCCTCACCAACTCTGGTGGGGGGGTTACCCAATTCTTTTAAAGGAGTCCCTCTGTGGCTTATAGCTATATTCAGTACACAGGTAACGGAAGCCAAGCAAACTTTACATTCCCCTTTGGTTATATCAACCAGAGTGACATTACACCAAGCATCAATGGTGTCAATGCTATTCCTTACGATACCTCCAAGTTTTTAAATACAACCCCCTATGCTCCAACTGCAGATAACTCTGGTAACCCACTGGTTACTGGTGCTCTCTATCAAAGCACAGTGACGAACTCGATGTGGATTTATAGCGTCAATTCATGGGTTCCTTTAAATTCAGCTTATGTATTTAGTTTTCTTAGTGCCAATACTTTAACTATTAACCCTCCTGTAGCTAATGGCACACAGTTGACTATCTTTAGAACTACCTCTAAAGCTGCTGAACCTATTACATTTAATGATGGTTCAGTTCTACAGAGTAGCGACTTAAACTTACTTGCTGAGTTCAGTTTATACACTGCTCAGGAGTCTTCGGATGCTGAAGGTTTAGCGGTTGCTGCAGCATCTAGTGCTTCCATCGCTGAAGCACAAGCAGCCAT